GGCGGCGTTCGACGGCATCGGCCTCTCGGTGGCGGACCTCCAGGCAATGTCCCCGGCCGAGCGGTTCCAGGCGATCTCTAACGCTATCGCGGAGCTGCCCACGCCAGCCGCCAGGGCGGAGGCGGCCGTCCGGCTCTTCGGCCGCGCCGGTGCCGAGCTGCTCCCACTGTTCAACTCCGGGGCCGATGCCATCAACCAGGCCACCCAGGACGCCCAGCGGTTCGGCCTGGCCCTGACCAACGTCCAGGGGAAGAACGTCGAGGCGATGAACGACGCATTCACGCGGGCACAGTCGGCCATCCGCGGCGTAATTCAGCAGGTCGTGGCCTACCTGGCCCCTGCCATCGAGAACGTAACGAACACGTTTACGGACCTGATCGGCAATATCGGCGGGGCCAACATCGGCCAGTTTATTGGCCGGGCGATCCTCGACGCTGCCGTCTACTTCGCCAGGATCGCGGACGTGTTCGTCTCCAGTTCGCAGCAGATCTGGTCCTACGTCTCCCAGGTTGGCGGCCAGTGGCTCGCCGTGTTCAACGTCGGTCAGCGGGTCTTCTCGTTCCTGGCCGGCGTGATCGACATCATGGAGGTAGCGTTCGGGAGCATCGTGGCGGCCTTCACGGGCGTGGGCGAGGCCCTGCTCCGCGGGGCCGTCAACATCGCAGACGCGATGGGGCGTGAAACGCCAGGCCTCGACTCGGCCCTCGCCGGCCTCGAGGCGTTCAACGACACGCTCGGCGACGGCCTTGGCGACAGCGCCTCGTCCGCCGCCACCAACTTTAACGACGCCATCTTCGGCGACACGAATCAGATCGAGCAGGCAGGCCAGGCGATCGCCGGCCCGTGGGAGTCGATGATCCAGGAAGGCATTGATCGGGCGGAGGACTCGATCAACACGGTCGACGAGATCACGAGCCGGCCCTTTGAAGTCGAGGAAAACGTCGAGGTCAAGGTCAAGCTCGACGAAGCCGTAAAGGGCCTCGACAGCCGCAGCCGCGAAGGGATCGCGGAAATGTTCCGACTGATGCGCGGACAAAACTCCACAACGGAGAAGGACCAGCTCGCCGCCCTCGAAAGGATCGAGGAAAACACGCGGCCCGTTGATGATGGAAGTATGGACCTCTTCGACCTGGCCCCGGCGGCAGGAGCGTAAACGATGCCAACGCGCGTAACCGAGAAAATCGGCGGCCTTCAGTCGACTCGGAAACTAAACGACTCGAACACCTACGAACGCGAATGGTTCGTTCAGTTCGACCAGGCGGCCACCACGCTAACACAGGTCGAGAGCGCCGTCGGGGTTGGGCTTGGCGACGGATACCCTGGCGACCCCACCGCAGTGGCCCTGTCGATCTCGGTGCAAGGGTCGGACGACATCGGCCTTACCTGGACCGTGCGGATCAGCTACGGCCCGCAACCGGTCGACAGCGGCGGCAATGAGCCGCCTGGCAACGGCGAAGGAAACGAGCCGATTCTAAAACAGCCGATATGGTCGGCGGGGTCGAGCGTGACAAGCGGACCGGTCACCACGGAATTCATCAACGACAACACGACCACGCAAACGATCTGCAACTCGGCAGGCGATCCGCTCGAGGGCCTGGAGGCGGAGCAGGCAGAGTTCAGGCTCACGCTCACGACCTACTTCCTAAGCCATACCGGCTGGATGTCAACGGCCGTCGACTACACGAACGCCGTCAACTCCGACACCTGGCACGGCAAGGCGGCCGGAACGTGGAAGTGCCAGGGATGCAGCGCGCAACTGCAATCGGCGTCTTGGGGCGTGTATTGGGAGGTAACGTGGGAGTTCGCCTACCGCGACACTTGGAACCTACTTCCGTGGGACATCGGTTTCGCGGAGCGGTGCGGAGAGGATGGCGTCGCGTCGAGCACGGGGACGAAGCGAAAGGCGATTCTCGGCCAGGATAAAAAGCCGGTCAAAGGGCCTGTTGCCCTGGCGAACGGAGTCGCCCTGCCGGCCGGCACGAAGCCGAGCGTCATCGCTAACGGCTTCGGCGCTCGCGTTTACAAGAAGATGCCGTTTTCGATCTTCGGCCAGATCTACACACCAACACAGGCCAATACACAGTAATGGCACGCGGCGGCGGCTTTACACGGCGGGCGGCAAAGCGGATCAGCCGGGCCGTCCAGGCCTTCGAGCGAGGCGACCGCGACACGTCGGCCCTCACGTTCCGGCAGTCGGGAGACGACGAGCCGCTCCGGCTGTGCAAGACCACGGCGGCCTGGGCCAAGAACACCACCGCCACGCTCGAGGTGTGGGAGGACGGGACTCCGCCAAACGAGTCTAAGTCGACCGGCCTTACCATCGAGGATGTCGTCAACAAGTCTTTCGATGTTGCGTCTGGCGTTTTTTGCTTGATCGCCCTGGCGGCTAACGGAACCTGGTATCTCGTCGCCCCTGGCTCGGACGAAACGGAAAACTGCGACAAGCCGCATATCGGCGGCCAAGACATGACGACGATTTCCGGCTATTCGGCCAGCAAGAAGCAGGCCCTCACGCACGACAACGGATGCCTGAAGTGGGTCGACATCGAGGACTGCCCAGAGGCACCAACAGGCCCAGCGTGAGCGGCAGGCACTATGGCAATCGTCACAAATGACGGAAAGCTCGTATCGAAGGACGGCACGCTCGGCAGCGGGGAGGACTGCTGCTGCGGTCCTACGTGCGACTGCACGGCCCCAGGCTCCGCGCCAGCCATCGCCAGCGACGAGGACCGCGGCCTGGTGTGGCTGCAGTTCTCCGCTTGCATCGGCAGCGGCGCGGCCGGGACGGTCGATGCCCCGCGGGCCGCGGCTCCGTGCGACATTGAGGGCATGGCCGGGCCGATCACCGGGGCTACCGTCACCAATGGAGGCAGCGGCTACGCCCGCCTTGGCAGGGTGCAGCCGACCGTAACGGCCAGCGCCGCCGGCGGCACCGGCGCGGCGTTCTCTGTCACGCTCGCCGAGGAGTCGGAGAACCTCGGCGACGGTTGTATGCCGGCCCCGTACTGGAGCGTGGCAAGCGTCTCCGTCACCAACGGCGGCAGCGGTTACTCGGACGGGGTGGCCGTGACGTTCTCCGCGGCTTCCGGTGACACCACGGTCGAGGCGGCCAAGGCATACGCCTACTTCTCTGTTGCCGCCCCTGTCGCCACCGCGACCGTCTATGGCACCGGGACCGGCGCGGCACTGTCGCCGACGTTTGCCGTGGCGACTCCACCGACCTTCCCGGCCAGCCGAGGTGGGCCAGTCAATCCGCCGTTCTGCGGGCAGCCGATTCGGACGGTCTACACGGTGACCGGATTCACGATCACAGACGGCGGCTCTGGCTATTCAGTCGACGACATCGTGGAAATCTCATTTTCGTCAAACGCGGATGGTGTGGAGACTTCCGCCATTGGCTCGTTCTCCGTCTCCAGCGTTGACCAGGACGGGGCTATCACTGCCGTGGCAGTCAACTACGGCGGAAACTATGGCGGCTCGCTGACAGACGAGCTCGCGGAGGTGGTTGTCGAGGGCTGCGCGGGAGGTGCCGGCAACTACTACCGCGAGGATGCAAGCGCTCCACCATACGTTGCCGACGTGACGGTGACGGTCAACCAAGAGGCACCGAGCACGGGTAGCGGTGCCGTCATCACTGCCACCGTGGAGGACGACACGGCGAGCGCTAACTTCGGGAAGGTAACGGCGCTGACGGTCGCGGACGGCGGCACGGCCTACCTCAACACGCCGACGACGTGCCAGTTGCCGGACACGCTCTATTTCACCTGGAACGGGATCACCAATGCTGTGCCGCTGGCCGAGTTCACGGCCGGAATTGACGGGCAGCAAGGGTCAGTTCCGACGGCGTGCAATTCCGGCGCGCAATGCCGTGGAGGCGGCTACACGAGGCGGTTCAATGGCGGAGATGCGACGATCGCGTGCTATTTCGAGTTCACGCCAAGAGCGGAAGAAGACGCTGGAAACATAAGCTCGGGGGCGTCTGCAACGGTAGCGAAGCCGGCGTGCAAGTGCGGCGGGAAAATTCATCTGACGATCACATACCAGGCAGCCTGTAGAGAGTGCGTTTATGTATACCGCGAAGGTGGCGAAGAGCTGCTAAACGATGGGCCGTTGCAGCCAGCGCTCAGCCCGTCGTGGAATTGCGGGGTTGAGAACGGCGGCTATTTGCTGCCCACAGGATACGGAACGAAAGCAGTCGCCCCAGGCTATGACTCCCTTGAATGGAGAACTCATTACACGCGACAGTCAACGCTCTGCCTGCGATTCGACATGGATGAAAACGGGTGCCCTGTCGGGGATGCCGAAGTTGTCTCCATTGACAGTCAGGAGCCAGTGCTGCTTAGTGGTCCGCCATTCGCGCCGCCACACCTCACACCGTGCGCAGAGTACGACGATCCAGTAACGGGCACGCATTTCGGCGGCGACCCGGCCGCTGGAGAGTGCCCGTGTGACCAGACGTGCATGACGCCGGCAACTCCACAGGTAAGTTTCATGCCATGATCGTCGCCAGCCGCAGCCAACTAGAGGCGATCTGTCGCCAGCGTGGCTATGAACTGGCCGCCGCGATGGCGTGCGTCGTGTCTCGGGACGGCGACAAGTGGACGATCGACGAGACGCACGCCTCGTATCCGAGGCGGCCCGGCACTGTGCTGGCGAGGCATGTCGACCAGGCCGCGGCCGGCGGCCCCGGCACAGAACTAAAAAAACTCCTGGCGAAGATCGGCATCACGGCTACGCCTAACTGCGCCTGCAACGCCAGAGCCCGCGAGATGGACGCCAAGGGCTGCGAATGGGTCGAGGCGAACGAGGCCACCGTCGTCGGCTGGCTCCGCGATGAGGCCGGGAGACGCGGCCTGCCGTTTATAGACGCCGCTGGCCGTCTGCTAGTACGCCGTGCTGTCGCCAACGCCAGGCGGCAGGCCGCCGCGGCCATTGTCTGACCCGCCACGGTGGGCGAGAACGAATCAACGGAGGGCAAGGATGCCAGTCGCCGACACGATCACGGAAATGGCCCGCCGCCTGGTGCGGCAACACCCAGACGCCCCCGCCAGGACGCTGGCCCGGCGGCTCGTCAAAGACTCGAAGAACGCGATCACGCTCGAGCAGGCACGGAGCAGAATCCGCAAGCAGTTTGGCGTAAACGGGAAGCACGGCACGGTCCCAGCCGCCCCGCGGCCACCACGCCAGGCCGGCGTGACCTACTCGCTGCCGCCATCCAAGGCCGAGAAGTGGGAGCCGCACGTCCTGGGAGTCGTGGGCCGCGTGGGCATCCTGTCCGACGTACACGTCCCGTATCACTCCGAGGTGGCGGTCGAGGCAGCCGTCTCGTACCTGCGCAAGTCGAAGATCGACGCGCTCCTATTGAACGGTGACATCGCCGACTTCTACGCCGTCTCGCGGTGGACGAAGGACCCGGCGCAGAGGGACTTCAAGGGCGAGCTCGAGGCCGTCCGCCAGTTCGTCGGATTCCTGCGGCAAGAGTTCAAGTCGATCCCGATCATCTACAAGGCCGGCAACCACGAGGAGCGGTGGACCCACTGGTTATGGCAACACGCCCCGGAGATCTCCGACGAGCCTTGCATGAGCCTCGGCGCGTGGCTCCACCTGGACAAGCACGGCGTCGACCTGGTCGAGGACCAGCGGCCCGTGATGGTCGGGAAGCTGCCGGTCCTCCACGGGCACGAGCTGCCGAAGGGCCTCGCCGCCCCGGTCAACGTCGCCCGCGGGGCCTTCCTCCGCACGCTGTCGACGGTCCTGGTCGGCCATTCGCACCGTTCGAGCGGACACGCCGAGAGCGACCTCTGGCACAACGAGATCTTCACCTGGTCGGCCGGGTGCCTGTGCGACCTCACGCCGGAATACGCCCGCGTGAACCGCTGGAACTGGGGGGCCGCCCTGGTGGACGTGCACAAGGGCGGCGAGTTCGGCGTCCATAACTTCCGTATCACGTCCACCGGGCAGGTCCGCTCGTCATGAAGCCGCGACAGAATCCGCAGGCGTTCACGATCGCCGGCAAGCGGTGGCAGTGGCGCTACCGCCCGATGCGGTCCTACCACGGCCTGTGCGACTACACGGCCAGGACGATCACGATCGACACCGACCAGGCCGGGAAGACGCGGCTCGACTCGGAATTACACGAGGCCCTTCACGCGATCCAGGCCTTCGCGACGGAGGAGCATGCGGCCGAGGCTGCCGCCACGCTGACGGAAATCATTTGGCGGCTGGGCTACCGGCTCACCGAGGCGGCCGACAAACGCCGCGTATACGTCGGGGAATAGGGCATGGATAGGAGCCTGTCCGACGAGTACCTTCGCGAAGCGGAGCAGCGGGCGCGGCGATTCTCGGGAGCCTATACGGGCACGTCCGGGACGCTCGCGGCCGACGTGCTCCGCTGTATCTTCTTCATCCGTCAACTGCAAAGGGCCACCGATGACACCAGGCGAGAAGCTGCTCGAGACGGCGAAGGCCACCATCACCCAGCGGCGTGACACCTACGGCCCGGCGACGGAGCACTTCAAGCGGACGGTCGGCGCGATTAACGCGATCTTCGCCAACAAACTCCGCGAGCCGCTGACCGTCGCCGACTGGGCACAGGTGATGATTTTGGACAAGTTGAGCCGCCACCAGGAGCGGCCGCACGGCGACAACCTGGTCGACACCGCTGGCTATGCGGCGTGCTGGGCGGAGTGTGAGGCGGACGGTTGACGCGGCCTGTGCCGATTGTGTCACGCAGGATTCGACGTTCTTTCGGGACCGGGGGCACTACGCCCGACTAGGGCAGGCTACGCCGATTGTGCCGGCGGCTCCGGGTCCGGCCGGAAGATCCGCGGCAACGACTGCCAGGTCTTCGGCCGGCTCTGGTCGACGACTCGCGGGTCGAGGTAACTCTTCCGCGTGATCCGATCCGACGAGTGGCCGAGGAAGGCCGTCGCGTCCAGGCCAGCGGCCGCGAGGTGCGAGGCCGTCGAGCGACGGAGAGCGTGGAACTGAACGTCCCGGCCGTCGCCGAGCCCGGCTCGGCGGGTGATTACCTTCCACCGTTTGCGGAGGGCCGTATCGCTCGCGATCCACCAGAACACCGTAGGCCCCTCGTGAGCCGAGACGGCGTCGACGAGGTCCGAGGCTTCCGGCGACAGCTCGTAGACACGCTCTTGGAGGCGGCCCTTCCGAATCGACGCCGGGACGATCATGGTCGGCCGCTGCCAACAGTATCGCGGCGTATTGAGGATGGCGTTTATCCGCTCGCCCGTCTCGAGGCCTACGGCCACAAGGGCGCGGAAGAACGTCTTCGCCGGGACAGGCCCCACCCACCCGCAGGCCTGGCCGGCGGACTGCGCGAGGCGGGCTAGCTCATCGGTCGTGAAGGCCCGCGGGACCGCGTGCGGCACGAGCTCGGGGGCGACGCTCGGCCGCAGCTTCACGAGGCCCCGGCCCTGGGCGAGGTTCCACAGGGCGAGGATGCCGGAGCGTTCGCGGGCCACGCTGTTCGGCGACTTCTTCGCGGCCATCGCGGACAGCCACCGCGAGACGACGAGGTCGTCGAGGTCATCGAGCGTCGCGTCTCTGTCCAGCCACCGCGAGAACTGGGTAATCGCGTGGCGGAGCAGGCGGACGCTCTCGGCCGAGCGGCCGCGGAGACGAAGGGGAACGTAAACGGTTTCGAGAAATTGTGTGAGTGTCATCGGCGTGATCCTCCTGGAGAGTGGTAGGTCACGCTTCCGTGCGGGGTCGGCCAGTCCTTTGGTGGGTTCTGGTTGTTCAGGTTGTTCCGATTGGCCGCGGCAACCTTGGTCAGTGGTTGGTTGGCTCCTGCCCCCGCCACTGAAGAAGGTTTGAATCCCCTCGCGGGGAACAAACGGCCGTACCCAACGCTATGCCGGCGGCCAGGCCAAAGGCAAGCGGAGGGGCGGCATGGACTGAATGGGCTCCCCTCGTAGCATTGGAGGCTATGAAGATGTCTATCGTCGCAAGGCCCGGCCAACGGCTCATCGGGACGGCCGAGGCGGCCAAAGAGTACGGATGCACCACGACGCAAATCCGCACGCTCGCCAGGCTCGGACACTTGACCGAGTTCCGACAATCAGAGCGGGCGATTATGTACGACCTCGAGGAGGTCCGCCGGATCGCAAAGGAGAATCGGGACAAGCGCAGGAAGCGGGGAGGCAGGCCGCCGCGAGGATCAAGCGCCGCGTAGGTGTCAGATGTCCAAGCTCGTCGACGTGCTCCGGTTTTTCGTCCGTGCCATCGGGCTCTTCTTCGTCGGTGGCGTTTCCGCCGTGCTGCTCTTCTTCTCCGTCACTGGCGACAAGCCCGCAGGGATGATGCCCTACGGCTGCGGCCTGGCTATCGCCGCCGTCGTGCTGTCCTGGCCCAGGCTTCCGGACGCCTGGCGGACCGACCCACCGACAGCCAAGCAGCTCGACTACGCGAAGCATCTCGGAATCGCCGTCCCGCCCGGTGCTAGCAAGGGCCAGGTCTCCGACGCCATCTCGGCGGCCCTCGGAAAATAGCGTGCTTTCCCGGGCATTTTCTCGCCAGAAAAAAACGGCTGAACTGGCATTGACCAATCTCCGATAACTGAATTAGTCTCCCGCCAGCGTCATGGATGACCGGCTGGAGTCGAGTGCAAGGAGGCACCACATGAACGCGGAGTTTTGGATCGAGGTTTTGGTGATGCTCGTGCGGATCGTTTCCGCCGGGCTCGCGAACTGATTCTCTTTTTTTCGTTCTCAATCTCACCTAACGGAGATAGCAGGCATGGACGCCCACGAAAACGAATACCTCGGCGCGGCAGAGGGGATGGCCGAGACCTACGGCCGCAAGCCGGCGGAGCACGCGGTCGGCGACCAGGTCTGGTTCCGACGTGCCGACATGACCTACCCGGCCGCGGCCCGCGTCATCGAGGTCACGCCGCTAGGGGCCTACGTCGTCGCCGACGAGGCCGGCAACCGGTCGACGATCTTCGCCGACGACATCGTCTCGCTTTAGGAGGCCACCGCGATGGATCGCGCACCGTATCACCGAGAGCGAGACATGGCCGAGCGGAGCCGGACCTTCCACCTGGCCCGCGTGATGTCGGCCGTGCGAGCCCTCGGCGCTCTCATCGCCGAC